CATGACTCCGTAGATAAAATTAAGAAAAAGAAAAATTTGCAAGTATGAAAGTTAGAATTAAGAAGTTACACAAGGATGCCGTTGTCCCTAGTTATGCACATAAGGGTGACGCTGGTATGGATTTGACAGCAATTGATTATTACTTTGACCTTGACGGGAATGTAGTTTACCACACGGGATTGGCAATCGAAATACCCGAAGGATATGTGGGTCTTGTATTCCCACGCAGTTCAGTATGCAAGAATGACATTAGCCTTGCGAACGCTGTAGGGGTGATTGATTCGGGCTATCGTGGTGAAATCACGCTGAAGTTCAAGCCTACATTGGTCTTTAATCCTAATGATGATACTGAATTTAAAGAAGGTAAATTCGATGTGCATAGCGGAGTGTCTATCCCTTATGATGAACGGATTCCTATTGAACCTAGTTTCTATAAGACTGGTGAAAGAATCGGGCAGCTAATCATTATGCCTTATCATAAGATTGAGTTTGAAGAGGTGGAAGAACTAACCGAAACAGATAGGAACAATGGCGGATTCGGAAGCACAGGGAAGTAAGAAATATGACGAAGGGAAATTGATGTGGCATCTTCTTCCATTGTCATTAATCAAGCCCGTAGTTGAGATATTCCAATACGGATTGAAGAAGTACAAGGAAGAAGGTTCTTGGAAGCGTCTTGACAATGGTTATATCCGTTATAGGGATGCTTTCTTCAGACATCTTGAACGACATGAAAGCGGAGAGTCAAAAGACCCCGAAAGCGGTTTCCCTCATATTCAGCATTGTGCTTGGAACGCACTTGCGATGATGTATTTTGCATTGAGAGATGAAAGAAAAGAAATGTAAGCCCCCAAAGTCAAAGGTGGTTGTTATGGAAGTTCTCGACAAGCCTGTAGGATGGTTTGACAGCATCACCGATGCCGCAAGAAAGCTCGGCTACAACAAGGATTCCATTTCCAACCGAATAAAGAAAGACCTAGTTATATCGGGTGTAAGGATAAGATACCCTAAAGAGGGGGAGGAATACACAAGCCTCCCCAACCTTTCCCCTCCAAAGGTTTACGGAAAAAGCGAAAGACCTAAAGGCAACAGAGGAGGAAAGAAGAAGGCTGAAAAGCCTAAGGAAGAGAAGAAGGAGGTATTCAAGGAACTCAACAGGGAGAAGTACAGCATCATCCCCTACGAAGTACGAAACGTCCTTCAATGTATCACTCCTTGCCCTTATATGCTGTCACCGAAGATTATGGTCGGCAGCGTGAAATGCCAAAAATGCGGCTCGTTCAGGGGAAAAGACAAAAGGACGCATGAAGTGGCTTGAAATAGAAGTTATTACAAATGAAGTTTAGTTATGGCACTTGAAGATATACTAACCAAGGAAGCGATAGAGGACATTTACAAGGATATATACGCTTCGAAGGAATACAGGAAACTGGCTGACAAATATCAGTCTTTGAAAGCACAAGGGAACATCGCCCAAGCAGTCATCTATGCCAAGAAGATGAAGCAGTACGAGATTGGAGTTTTCGAAGGTATTGCAAGGAGATATGTAGACAGGCAGATGATGATGCAAGACTGGGTTTCGAGTATGACACCAGAGGACAGAACGAAGATGAACGTGTTGTCTTACGGTCTGTTCATGATGACCGATGTGTTTGAGATGTTCATTATGGACGTGAACACGATTGTGAAGAAGTATTCGGGAGGCAAGACACATGCCTTTGACAAGTTAAACGAATCGTTGAAGGAATCAAAGAAGGTAATATCCAGCTTCGACGGGTGGGTAACTGACAACAAGGAATCAAAGATATTCGGTTCTGTGTCCGATAACCTTTATGCGATGTTATATAACAAAGCCAATTCACTGGTTAATAAAATTAGGTCTTATGAGGAACAAGTTAAAAGAAAAGCTAAGAACGATGAACAGGTGGCGAAGGGGTGCTGACATCCCCATGCCCCTCACTCCTACCGAGTTTGGGAAAGCGATAGACGATTGCATCCTACTTCTTGAAAGAATGAGTGACGAACAATTTAAAGAATTGATGAATGGAAATCTTTGATGTTAAATTGGAATTTCATGTATGATTATAACAGAAGAAAATGAAGAGTTTTATCTCCAGGCATTGAGAGTTGACTTTCTTACGCAACGATGGGAGAGGGAGTGGTACGCTCTCGCTCTTATGAGTGCGGCAGCTTGGGGAGAGAAGATAGACAGACAAAACAAGGAGTACAAACGTACACATAGATTAATAGACAAATATAATGTTTAGATTATGCACAAGATTTTTTTAACAGGTAATGTGGGTCAAGACCCACAAGTAAAGACCTTCGAAAACGGAGGTAAAGTAGCCAACTTCTCGGTAGCTGATACGGAAAGAGGCTACAAGACAAAGGATGGAAAGGAAATTCCAGACCACACCGAATGGTTCAGATGCGTAGTTCGTTCAAGTCTCGCAGATATTGTCGAGAAGTATCTGAAGAAGGGTATGCATGTTGAGATTATCGGTAAGCTCAGAACCCGTGAATATGAAAAGGACGGACAGAAGTATTCTACAACCGAACTTGTAGTTGAAGAGCTGAAGTTGCCGCCAAAGGGTGATTCCAATACTCAATCAGATACGAAGTCTGATTCTCAGTTTGTGACTCAAATCCAATCTGACGGCGGTTCGGATTTGCCTTTTTAGGCTAAAAAAGGGAGGTGCAATGCCTCCCTTCCAACTACTAACCCTAAAAAACAATCAATCACCAATATATCTTAATATGGGACATTCTCTCTTATACTCCTCAAGCGTGAGGACTTCTACTTCACCAACGATAACGTCTAGGTTAAGAACAATAGGGGCAAAAGAATAGCACACGAAGTCCTCGCCGTTGTTGATGAGAAAGTCGTTGCGCTCCTTCCATTTCAACACCCCGTTCTTATTGTCGAATTCTTTCCAAGTTGCCATAATCAAGGGAATATACTACAAAAAGCGCAATCCTTGGTTTCTTCATTGTATTGCTCCATCGTGATTTCCTCCACATTGCCAACGACTTCATTAATGTCTACCAACGCTTCATAAGGAGAATACCTAAAACCTTCCGTAGACTTGTTCTCTCTATAGTTCCATGATTTTACTTTCCACTTCAATGCCATACCTTCATCGGCAATGAATCTCTTGAAATTAACGTCTTTTACTTCCATAAATATTGCTTTTCTTACAGAACAAACAAAACTTGAAAATGTTTGTAGAAAGTTGTAGAATCTACAAGAAAAAAGCCCCAATTAAGGGGCTAGTTTGCGGTTTGGCGACCCAGTAGTGATACCTGTAAGGATATTCTTGTGGTGCAAATATAGAACATATTTCTGAAATTCTATACATCTCAGTTTGATTTTTACATATTCCACCACAAAATAAGCATCATCCGACAATAATCCGAATGACACAACCAATCAATGCGGTCTAGGAGAATATCTATGTTATCAGAGGTAGACATAATTTATAAAGGTATCTAGCTATATCTTCGTTGATGTAACACACTTCTTCACCTTCCAAATCCAATCCACAAGCCGATGCAATCTGAACTGATACGTGATGCATTTCATGTATTGCCAAGGCAAAGTATTCTCTTGGATTCTCACATCTAGCCCATACGGAGATTGTTTCCCTATATAGCGGATTGGTATATGTTATCCCGTTGTTCACCTTACCGCTTGTAAGGTTGCCTAGTGCGGTCATGTAGTTCTCTTTGTTGATTCCAATAGAATACAAGGCATCCATGATTTGACTCACATGATACCTTGTAATCGGCAGGAATATGGTAATATACCAAGGCTCTCCGTCAACTATGATATGGAATCTACTCCGTATCATCCAAGAAATCGCTCCAATAAATAGGTTCTCCGTTGCCTACCATTGTCGAATACCATCTACGCATGGTAGTTCCGTCAGCTACATCGTCATCCTCAAAGATATACTTAGCAATAAGTAACTTTTGCTTATCGTCAAATGGAGATTTCTTCAAGTCACAAAAATACATGTGGTAGAGATACACGAAGTCATAGTTGATTTTCTTCTCCAGCTTGATTCCATGCTTGGTAAGAAGTTCCTCAACCTTTTCCTTCGGTGTATACTCCATCTGCTTTTCCTTATCGCCCTCCTTGTAGTACATCAATGACACTGCGAATCGACAAAGTTTTTCCGAAAAATGCCATGAATAGGAACTAAGGTACGCTATCTGCGACATGGGACGCATATCGTATAAATCCAACGCTTGCTTACACATATATATAAGGTATTAAGAGGGGCTGTTACACCCCTCGGTTAATTACATGAAACGTGGGTCGAACCACTGACCTTCCTGCGGGAACTGACTACCCATAGGATTCATCGGCTGCTGTCCCCAAAAGACACCGCCCGACTGCCCCATAGACTGACCGTTCCAGTTGCCTTCGTTCTGTCCCATACGCTGATAGCCACCACCACGGCTGTAACCACCACTGCGCTGACCCATCTTCTGAGCCTTCTGGTACAACTTCTGCGACTTATGAGCAAGCTCCTGTGCTTCCTCCATAATTTCTTTCAATTCTTCGTTCATAACTTACTAATTTAAAAGATTCTTGAATTCTAAAATATCCTCCGAAGTGAATCTCAGCCTAGAAGTTCCGACAAGCATATCAAGGAATATGTTTCTTGGCAAATCAACCGCCAACTCTCCGTTGCCTACCGTCAAATGGAAGCCGCCCATATCATACTCGCTGGGCTTCATTTCCTTGAACATCTGAGCCATCCCGTCAATCATGACATCGGTATCAACCACGCCGTCTTTAGAGACAAACATGAATAAATTATCAATACCTTGGTTCAGCATGGAATCATACCTGTTCATCGCATTGTTCAAACCGTTCTTTGCAAACGTCCGACCCATTGCGCTGTTAGGAAACAACTCGTCAATCTTGGACTCTCCCCACGATTGGAAAGCGGTCTTAATCTCGCCCTTGAATCTGTTTACATCCTCAATTCTCATTTCTTCTTGTTTTTTGGTTCACGTTTCATGTTCAAATAATCGTCATAGCTCATGTGGCTGTACTTAGCCTTGTATTCTTGGAAGTCGTTCAATTCATTGTCAACTTCCATAGATGCCGACTTCTTCACTCGTTTGGTCAAAGTCAAATGATGGTCTAGCGCATCCTTGCCTTCCTTCGATTGCTCGATGATAGGTCGTAGCATCTGAAGCTGTGCCGCTTGAATCAATCCCATGATTCTATTGTTGCTTTCTACCCACTCATCGTTTGAAGTGACAATCTGATACTCCTTCTCGGTCATTCCTTGAATGATTTTGTCAATCTCATCCCAAACGGGTGTCTGACTTTGTTGTGGCTGCTGTTGCTGCATCATCTGCTGCTTGTACTGAGCCAACTTAGCCTGTCGCATTTCAAGCTCCTTCTCCATCATTGCGATGTCACTTGAATAGTCCCGTGAACCTAGCAACGGGTCGTTGTTGATAAAAATATTGTTTCCTGCCATAATTTACCTTGATACTTGTCGGAGGGTGGGGTTAACCACCCTTCTTTGTTCTACGCCTTGATTTCTTCGAAGCACAGGAACTACTATAAGGTACATCTTTAGCGTTACAGGAACAATCCATCTGTATTTCTTGTTTTTGGAACCTTTATAGTCAAAGGAATGTCTTCTGATGTCTTGTATCTCCATATATAGCCAGCAATAGTCCTAAACTTGCCTCTGGCGCACATCCCTAAATGCCTGCTATTGTATATTGTTTGTGGTTCACGAATATTCTGCCACTCTTTGATGAAAACACCTTCATCAGAATATTGAAGTATCGGCTTCCACTTTGATGGTACTTTTTTACCTATTTTTGCTTCTGCCGCATTCTTCCTATGCTCTTCAGACTTAGGAACGCCTCTCATGGTTTCACTAATTTTGCGCTTAGTTTCATCCTTTTGAGCGTGTCCTTTCCCTTTAAGAGCTTCAGAAATTTTCTTCTTCCTTTCTTCAGAGAATTTTCTTCCAAGTAGTTTTGGACGTTTTATTCCTATAAATTTCTTTCCAAAATTAGGGTTGTTTTCTCCTTTCATCCTTTCGGAATATTGTTTGCGCCTTTCCTCAGTCCATTCTTTGCTCATCCTTTCCCCCAAACCAAAAGCTCCTTTCCCACCTTTCGTAAGATTATACCCTTCTTCTACGGTGTTATATTTCTCGATATAGAATATTTCTTTCTCATCAAGATGGCGGTCTAGCAACTTTTTATCTTCAAATGGTTCAGATTCATAAAGAATTTCAAAATCAAAAGCGTCTATTCCGAACTCAAGAAATGCTTTTACTATCGGTCTTTCAAGGGTTTTACCTGTTGCTTTCCTAACAACAGCTCTATGTTCACACATTCTTTTTTTAATGTCCATTGTCCGACCAATATAGGATTTCCCGTTTATCCTATTAACCAATCTGTAAACTACTCCTTTTCTCATACATTTTATAATATTATGCGTCTTTACAAAGATAAGTAATTACAGATAATTAATACTATAACAACGCTTATTTTTTAACCCTTTTAGTATTCCTTTTTGTTACCGCTTTCTTAGCCTGCGGCTGCTGTACTTTGGTTATTGCAGCAGCAGTAACTCGTAACACCTGTAACGGTGGGAGTAAGCGGCAATGTATTGACACCCTTGATATTGCGACAATCAAGTCTATCAACATAGTTAATTACCTTTTCCAGACCTTGATTCAACTTACACATGATGAGTTCATCTTGGTACGGTCTAACAGCCGAATTGATAGCCACCTGTGCCTTCAAGTCGCAAAGTTCCTTCTTGATTTCATCGTCCTTGTCACGAGTGTACTTGTACTGAGAGAACAATTCATCGTTGATACGGTTGTTCACTCGGTCAATGTTGTCTCGGTTGTCCTTGTACAAGTTGAAGTCTGCTGTGATTTGGCTCTGATACAAACCGAACTTTTCAGCAATGTCGGTGTTGCGTTGAGCAGCCAACAATTCCAATGTGTTCACCTTCTGACCCCACAATGTGTTAGTGAGCTTCAAAACGTCGTCACACTCATGTTGGTACACCTCAAATGTAGTAGGAGCGACACAACCGCCACCCAAGCCACCATTGATGTTTACGTTGGTCGGAACACCGCTTGAAGAACCACCGCCGCCAAGCAAATTACTAAGACCACCACCATTACGATTCCATAAGCTAATAAGCCCCAAAGCAGTACCGGCTATGCCGAAGCCCAATGCAGTTCCTGCTTTAGCTCTTGTAGAATCATGACCATAGCCATTGTTGTAGCTACCATAGTTTTCTCCGCACTCACGGATAAAGCTACCTTGTTCTTTAATCATAACTTTAAAGATTAATAATTAAACATACACAGCCTTCGTTGGCTGATATGCAAAGAACTTGATAAGTCCGTGTAAGGGAAATCAGTTTGTGGATGGTTCGTGGAAAGTTTGTAGACTTTCCAATTTGTAAAGTTTTGGAATGAAATGAAGAGTTTTGGGATTAAGTTGATTTTTATTTCAAAAGTTTAAACTTAAGTTGATAGAATCTCCAAAAGTTGATAACTTAAGTTGATTTTTATTCCAAAAGTTGATAACTTTTGATTGAGAAACCATCTTTTTGATTTAATCTTTTGATTTTCATGAAAACTCAATCAAAAAAAAGCGGTGACAATCCGTCACCACTTAGAAACTCCTTCAACAGCTTGGTTGATGAGATGCACATGGATGTCAGCTCCATGCAAACTTCCGACCTTACGATTCGGCACACCATTTGAGCGTCATTCCCATTATCAAGCGGGAT